ACTTAAAGATGCACTTAATGAAGTGTATGGCATAAAACCTAAACAAACATCTAACTTTGTAGTATTTGATCCTAAAGAAGTAAAGATACTAGAAAAGAACAGTAAACCTGTTACTCGTAAAGACATCATAGAAGAACAATTAAATAACATTAAAAAATAGTATATAATTTAACGTATATAAATCAACCACTTGAGAATATATGAATAAAAAAATAGCGAAAAATACCGAACATCCTAATTTAAATGTAGGTCGTAAGCCAGGAGTACCTAATAAATCAACCACAATGGCACGAGAAGCGATTGCAAGATTTGTTGATGGTAATGCTCACAAAATGCAAGAATGGCTTGAGAAGGTCGCTGATGGCGTTAAAGACGATAAAGATAAATGGATAGTTCCACCTGCACCTGATAAAGCATTTCAAATGCTACAGACTATTATGGAATACCACATACCTAAACTTGCTAGACAAGAAGTAGTAGGCGATGAAAAAGCACCTGTACGCATGGTGATTTCTTGGAAGAAGTAGAAATAGAACTAGAATACGCACCTAGAAGCGTATTTCAAGACTTCCACAACAGACAAGAACGATGGGCAGTCATAGTCGCACATAGACGCTGTGGCAAGACTGTGGCTGTATTAAACGACACAATATATAGAGCATTGACAGAAGGCAAAGAAAACGCACAGTACGCTTATATTGCTCCTTACTATGCACAGGCAAAGTCTATTGCTTGGTCATATTTACTAAGATTTACTGAACCAGTACGCAAACAAGCAAATCAATCTGAATTATGGGTAGAACTCATTAATGGTGCAAAGATACGACTATTTGGTGGTGATAATCCAGACGCACTTCGAGGAAATTACCTAGATGGCGTAGTTTTAGACGAAATGGCTGACATGAAGCCTAGACTTTGGGGAGAAATTGTCAGACCATTACTTGCTGACAGATTAGGATGGGCTACGTTTATTGGTACACCTAAAGGACACAATGGATTTTATGAGATATTCTCAAGAGCAGAACAGCAGCAGAACTGGTACGTTAAAGTTTTAAGAGCTAGTCAAACTCAGATACTTCCACAAGAAGAACTAGACGATGCTAAGTCGATGATGTCATACGATCAGTACCAAGCTGAGTTCGAATGTGATTTCGAATCAGCAATTATTGGAGCATATTATGGCAAAGAGATGCGTGAGCTTACTGATAGCAATAGGATTACAGACGTTATTTGTGATGATATGTTTAAAGTTAATACAGCATGGGACTTGGGCTATTCAGACGATACGAGCATTTGGTGGTATCAAGTAGTACATGGCGAGATACGAGTATTAGACTATCACAGTAGTAATGGTGAGACAGTAGACTACTATACAGACTTGATTAAGCAGAAAAAGCGTGAATTTGGGTACGAATATGGCATACATTGGCTACCACATGATGCACGAGCAAAGACATTAGCAAGTGGTGGCAAGTCAATTATTGAGCAAATATCTAACAAAATACCTATAGAATCGCTTAAAATAGTACCAAGTCTATCTTTACAAGATGGTATTCAAGCAAGTAGAATGGCATTAAAGAGATCGTGGTTTGATCATAAATGTATAGAAGGTATTGAGTGTTTAAGGCAATATCAGCGTGAGTATGATGAAGATAAGAAAGTGTTTAGAGATAAGCCTAGACATGATTGGACTTCACATGGTGCTGACGCTTACAGGATGCTAAGTATCGCTTGGAAAGATGAAGATAAAGTTCTCTCGAAAGACAACTCGATTAGAGGAATATCAGTAGGTGAAAATGAAGTATCACTAAACGAATTATGGGCAGTTTCGCCTAAACCGAGTTACAGGAGAATATAATGGCTGTTCAACTACCATACGGTGTTACATACGAACATGTAAACGCATCCACCACAGCACAAGTCTTAGGAGCAACAGGTGCAGCAGGTGACACATTAATGAGATTAGTAATTACAGTAACTACAGCAGCAGGTTCAGCAGTATCTATTCAAGATGGTGCTTCTTTTAGCCATACAGTTATGGCAGCAAACACACCAATTGGAGCATATTCATTAGATATAATGGCTGATTCACAATTTGGTGCATGGAAAGTAACGACAGGATCAGGCGTAGAAGCATTAGCCATTGGCGATTTTAGTTAATTATGAAGCACACTTACACAGATTGGTACAATAGGATATTGTCCTATGAACGTGCCTTTAAGAAATGGGAAGGTCGAGCAGATAAGATTCTAAAGCGTTATCGTGACGATTCAAGAACACAGAACAATCCTAATGCTCGATTCAATATTCTGTACTCTAACGTACAGACAATCACACCAGCAGTATTCGCTAGATTACCTAGACCAGACGTTACTAGACGATTTAAGGACAACGATCCAATAGGTCGAGTAGCGTGTATGTTGCTAGAACGTGCTTTAGAGTACGAATTAGAACATTACTCTGACTACAAGACAGCGATGGATTCATCTGTATTTGACAGAATGATAGGTGGTCGTGGTACAGCTTGGGTAAGATATGAGCCACACATTGTTGCAGGTGAACAAGGACTTCCTGAAGATGGCTTAGAAGTGTCAGACGTTGTTGATGACATGGATGAAGCACCAAGTGAAAAAAACGAAGAAATTGAATACGAATGTGCTCCTGTAGACTATATTCATTGGAGAGACTTTGGTCACTCAGTAGGTAGAACATGGGAAGAAGTAACTTGGGTATATCGTAAAGTCTACATGAATCGTAATGCTTTAGTTGAACGCTTTGGCGAAGAACTAGGCTATGAGATACCTTTAGATATGAAGCCTGAAGAAGGCAAGTCATACACTCAGAATCAAAATATGCCTGAACAAGCTCTTATCTATGAGATATGGGATAAAGAGACAGGCGATGCTATCTGGTTAAGTAAGTCAATGGGCAAAATTCTTGATGAAAAGCCTGATCCATTAGAGTTAGAAGGATTCTTTCCTTGTCCTAAGCCGTTATATTCAAACATTACTACTGAAAACTTAGAGCCTATTCCTGATTTCACGATGTATCAAGATCAAGCAAAAGAACTTGATACGTTAGCTGACAGAATAGATGGCTTAATCAATGCGTTAAAAGTTCGTGGTGTATTTGATGCAAGTGCAAGTGAACTAAATCGTCTGTTTTCTGAAGGCGAAAACAATACATTGATACCTGTAAAGAATTGGGGAGCATTTGCTGAGAAGCAAGGACTTAGAGGTGCAATAGATTTGATTGATATTCAACCATTTGCTAGTGCTTTGATGTCATGTTATCAAGCAATGGAACAAGTTAAAGGTCAGATTTACGAGATTATGGGCATTGCTGACATTCAGCGTGGTCAGACTGATCCTAATGAGACACTAGGTGCTCAGATAATCAAGAGTAACAACGCAGCAGGTCGATTAAAGACTATGCAGCACAATGTTGTGAACTTTGCGACTAAGATACTGAACTTAAAAGCACAGATTATCTGCAATCATTTTACTGAAGAAACCATTATTAAGATTAGTGGTGCATCACAGTTAAGCGACAACGATAAACAATTAGTTCCACAAGCATTAATGTTGTTAAAAGACGAATCAGCTAAGAACTTCAGAATTGAAGTGACATCTGACTCAATGATTTACCAAGATGAGATGCAAGAAAAGCAAGATCGTATGGAATTCTTGCAAGCTGTAGGTAATTTCATGCAAAACATCATTCCATTAGGTCAATCAGCACCAGAACTTGTACCTATGGCGATGGAAATGCTTAAATTTGGCGTGACAGGCTTCAAAGTAGGTAAAGGATTAGAAGGATTGATAGACGAAACAGCAGACAAATTGAAAGAAATGGCTGCTCAACCTAAACAACCACAACCTAATCCTGAAATGATGAAGATTCAAGCTCAATCACAAGCTAAACAAGCAGAAATGCAAATGTCAGCTCAGATTGAACAGCAGAAACTACAAGCACAAATGCAAGCTGAAACTCATAAACAACAGATGCAAGCTCAAGAAAACTCATTGCGTAATCAATTAGAGCATGAGAGACAACAAGCTGATCGTGAGATGGAAATGAAGCTCGCACAAATGAAAATGATGACTGAAAGAAATACGCAGTTACTACTTGCTTACATAAATAACGGTGCAAAAGTAGAAGTAGCAAGAATAGGAGCATCCACAGACGATGGAGCAATGGCATTTGCAGAGTATCAGAATGATGCTGACATGATGCAAGCACAAGAGCATCCATTAGCACCATTAGCTAACGCAATTACACAAGGTCATCAACAGATGTCAGATTCTATTGGTCAGTTAATAGGTACATTACAACAGCAACATGAAATGGCAAATCGACCAAAACAAGTTATACGAGATGAACAAGGTAAAATTGTAGGAGTCCAGTAATGGCGATAACTGTTAAACACACAAAGGTATCAACCATACCTGATGATGCAGATACATCGCTAATTAGACCATCAGATTGGAACGCAGAGCATAGTTTAGTAGGAACTGTACCAATAGATAATGGTGGAACAGGTGCAAGTACAGCAAATGATGGCTTTAATGCTTTAGCACCTACACAGACAGGAAACTCAGGTAAGTATCTAACGACTGATGGCTCTAATACGTCTTGGGCTACAAATCCACTAGGAACGGTTACAAGTGTAGGTACAGGCACAGGATTAACTGGTGGCCCAATTACTACAAGTGGCACAATATCAATTGACAGCACAGTAGCTACATTAACAGGCACACAAATTCTTACTAACAAAACTATTTCAGGTGCCAGCAATACATTAAGCAATATTGGTAACGCAAGTCTTACTAATTCAGCTATTACTATTAATGGCACAAGTACAAGTTTAGGTGGTTCAATAAGTGTAGGTACAGTAACAAGCGTAGCAGCAACAGCAGGCACAGGAATAAGTGTTACTGGTAGCCCAATTACTTCTAATGGCACACTAACAATTACTAATACAGCACCTGATCAGACAGTCGCTATTGCAAGTGGTACAGGCATTAGCGTTACTGGTACTTATCCTAACTTTACAGTTACTAATACAAGCCCATCATCAGGTGGTACGGTTACAAGTGTTACAGGTACAGCACCAGTTGTATCAAGTGGTGGCAATACTCCTGCTATTTCAATGCCAGCAGCTACTACTTCAGTAAGTGGTTATCTTACTAGCACAGACTGGAATACATTTAACAACAAATCCAATACAAACGGTACAGTAACGTCAGTAAGTGGAACAGGTACAGTTAATGGCCTAACTCTTACAGGCACAGTAACATCAAGTGGAAGTTTGACTTTAGGTGGCACATTAGACTTGTCTAGTCCACCTGCTATTGGTGGCACAGCAGCTAATTTAATTACAGGTACTACTATTACAGGTACAAAGTTTGTCGGTATATCAGGTGGGACATTCTAAATGTTTTCGTCAGCTTTCCAGGCTAATGCGTTTCAAAACAATGCGTTTCAGATTCATAACGCTTTTGATATGCACGATGGCATTACTAAAGAAGAACTCAAACGCATACGAGAAATACAAAAGAATCTAAGAAAAGCTGAGAATGAACGCAATAGATTAAAGATTGAAAAGACTAAAGCAAGAAAAGAAGCAATTGCTAATCTAATCAGTCCTAAAAAGATTGCAAAAGTTGTTGAAACTAAAGTAAAATTAATCGAACCGAAGATCGAAAAAGTCGAATTTGACATTCAATCACTTGAACAACAAAGACTTCAGATTATTCATGCAATAGAAGTACGGCAAGAGCAAGCTAAACTACAAATGTTACTTGCTATTGAATATGCAAAGAATAAAGCTGAGTTAGATGATGAGGAATCGTTATTAGCACTCTTACTTTAAATCCACATACTGAATATAAAAAAGCCTATGAGCATCTTCATGCTGGTCGATTAGAAGCAGGTTTTCGTTTATTTGAGTATCGTTGGCATCCTGAAGTTATGGCTAATCAAGCTATTCCTTATTCTCAACCATTAAAAATGCCTGTATGGCGAGGTGAAAGTCTATTTAACAAGACAATTACAGTTATCCAAGAGCAAGGCTTTGGCGATATTATTCAATATGCTAGATTTTTACCTGCACTTAAAGTATTAGGTGCAAAACGTGTAGTTATTTTACAACATGGCTCACTTCATGAGCTTATAGGTCAGATGGATTGTGTAGACGCACTTAGTAATATGCCTGAAGAAGGTATAACAACTGAATCTGATTATTGGATAGGTGCTATTTCACTTCCTTATTACATATCATTGGCACAGCCTTATGTTAAAGCGTTATTCCCACTTACAAAGACTAAGATTGTAGGCTCTGAAGGCTATTTTGATGCTATACCTAGTAACATTCCTAAGAAAATAGGTGTTAATTGGGCAACATCTAAAGGCATATTGCACTATGTACGCACAATGAATCCTATTGATATGTTGCATTTTGTAGGCGAAAATGCTTATTCATTAAATCCTGAAGAAGATAAGTTTTGGCATCCATTACCAGACAATGGATGGAGAACAAATTGGGCTAAAACAGCGTGTCATATTAAGGCGATGAAAGGTGTTGTAACTGTAGACACAGGAACGGCACATTTAGCAGGTTCATTAGGCGTAAAATGTATAGTATTAATGCCTAGAGATGAATTTAAGTGTTGGCGATGGAAACATGGTACATGGTACGACTCAGTAATACCTGTGGACTTTAATGATTATCATAAAATACCTGAATTAATAGCGAGAATGTAATGACAGACAAAGAAGTATATTTAAAGCATTGGACACCAACTTTAGGTGAAGAAGAAGCTCTCAAATCATGGGAAGCTAAACAAGCAATGACTAAACGTCAAGCACCTATGGTCGCACCAGACATTCAACCATATCAATCAATGATAGATGGTTCTTGGATAACATCACGTTCAAAGCATCGTACACATTTAAAAGATCATGGATGTATAGAAATAGGTAACGAGAAGCAAGAAGCACCTAAAAGTGTAGAAATCAGTAGAAAGTCGCAAGAAGAACGTAAACGCATGATTGGTGAAATCGTGTATTCAAAACTTAGGTATTAATCCGACAACTTGGAGAAAAACATGGCAGATTTAAGAACAGCACTAGAAGAAGCATTTAGTCAAGAGCCACAAGAAGAAGTACAAGCAGAACCCATAATTGAAGAAGTTGAAGAACATCAAGAAGAACCCCAAGAAGAAACTCAAGAAGAAGTAGTAGAAGAAGTCAAATTAGCATCAAGACCGACTACTTGGAAGAAAGAATATCTTAATATTTGGGATAAGCTAGAAAAGAATGAACCTGTAACTAAAGAAGAATTCACTAAGTTTGCTGAATATGCTAATCAGCGTGAAACAGAGTACAAAAAAGGTGTATCAGCTTACAAAGGCGAAGTTGATCGTATTAAGCCATTAGAAAATGCTATTGCACCATATAGACAGCATCTACAACAGCAAGGAATTAACGAAATTGCATTGATAGATAACCTAGTAAAGTCGCATTTTGTATTGGCTCAAGCTCCTTATGAACAAAAAGTGCAAATGTTTAATAGACTAGCACAGGATTATGGCATACAATTAAACGGTAATCCTCAACAAACTGATCCTTACATTCAGCAATTGATGAACCAGTTAAATACTGTTAATCAAGAAGTAGGCACAATTAAGAATCGGTATGAACAGGAAGAACAAAATCGGTTGATGAGTGAAATCAATCGAGTAGCAAGCGATGTGGAGAAGTTTCCACATTTTGAATCGGTTAGAGAAGACATGGCTCAACTACTTGAACGTGGATTAGCTCATAACCTTGAAACGGCTTATGCAAAAGCTGTGCGTATGAATGATGATGTATGGCAAATTGAGCAAGAACGACTCCTTACTCAAGCGTCTAAGCAAGCATCTAAGGCACAACAAGTAGCAAAGGCAAAAGCTGCTGGTGTCAGTCCTAGATCAGTTACTCCTAACGGTGTAGGTGGACAAACAGAAGCAAAGGATAGACGATCTATTCTTGAGAAAGAATTATCTCAGGCAATGGGTGGTCGAGTTTAATCTATTTTTTAAAGGAAAATATCATGGCATTCGCTAACTCAGCAATAACCGATATCATCGCAACGACTATTCAAAGTCGTAGTGGTGAACTCGCGGATAACCTAACCCAGAACAATGCAATTTTACAGAGGTTAGAGCAAAAAGGAAATATTAAGCCATTTTCAGGCGGGAATGTGATCCTCCAAGAAATTATGTACAATGACCCAAATACCAACAACGCTAATTCTTATAGTGGGTACGAGGTATTGAACATTTCCCCGGATAGTCCAATTTCTGCTGCACAGTTCTCTATTACTCAGTACGCAGATAGCGTAACAATGAGTGGTTTAGAAATGTTACAGAACAGCTCTAAAGAAGCTATTATCGACTTGTTAGATGGTCGTATGCAAGTTTCTGAAGCTCGCTTGCTTAACCGTATCTCTGGTGACTTGTATCTTGATGGTACTGGTAACGGTGGAAAAAATATTACTGGACTGGCCGCAGCAGTCCCGGATAGTGCTGCAACAGGTACTTACGGTGGTATCAATCGTGCTAACTGGACTTTCTGGAGACCAACTGTAACAACTGGCACGACTGTAACTTATTCAAACATTCAAGGCTTAATGACAACGACAGCTATTCAATTAGTTCGTGGTACAGATAAAGCTGACTTGATTGTTTGCGATAACAACTTCTATTCATTGTATGTTCAGTCTTTACAAGCTATTCAGCGTATTAATACTGAAGAATCAGGTGCAGCAGGTTTTGCTTCACTCAAGTTCTACGGTGGTGGTACATCTGCTGACGTGGTATTAGGTGGTGGTTATGGTTCACAAGCTACTTCAAACCACATGTGGTTCTTGAATACTGATTACATTTTCTTACGCCCACATAAAGAACGTAACTTTGTTCCTATTGGTGGCGAAAGACAAGCGATCAATCAAGACGCAATCGTCAAATTGTATGGTTGGGCTGGCAATCTTACTTGCTCAAACCAGTTCCTACAAGGTTTGTTAATTAACTAATTTGTCCATATAGAAAGGAAATTATCATGGCATATTCAATAACTCCAACGGCTGGTATCGACTTAGTTAATCTAACAAATACCAATACTAACTCTGCTGGTACAGCAATTCCTGTAAACGGCCCACTTGGATCAGAAGTATTTGGTTCAGATGGTAAGATTTACGTTTTTGCTAAAGCAGGTGGAGCAATCACAGCTTCAACAGCAACTTGTACTGTAAATGCTTCAACATTTGTAGCAACAGGTTCTGCTGGTTCTTATACATCTCCTGCTACTGCTATGGTGTCAGGTGACTACGGATGGTTCTCAAAAGCATCAGTTTAATGTAGCAAATGGGAGTGGTGTAAAAGCCACTCCTTTCTTTTAACAACCTAACCACTTAGGAGAATTAAATGGCAATAGAATCAGACATCAATAACGCAGACACACGATTAGCTGTCAAGTTTGAAAAGCGTGACGTTCAAGACATGGTCGAAACTTTAAAAGAAAACAGACCAATATTCAAAGAAGTAGTATTTATTAAGATAGCCGTACCTGGCGATGCACTTACAGAAATTGATAGACCTATGTATGACTCTGATAAAAACAGATTTCCTATACAATGGGCAAGTTATCAAAATCGTCAAGGTCAAGAACAAAATTATTCAGGTACATCTTTAAAAGAATGGCCTTTAATTACAAGTTCACAAGCTGAAGAACTACGAGGATTAAAGTTTCACACAGTAGAATCTATAGCAATGGCAACAGATCAAGCAATTCAAAAGATGGGTATGTTAGCAGGTATGAGTCCTTATTCTTTTAGAGAAAAAGCTCAGTCTTTCTTAAAAATGGCAAAAGAAGGTGCTGATTTAAACGCTAGAGAAGCAGAATTAAACGAATTGCGTCAAGAAAACGCTAAGATTAAGGCTGAAGCTGAAGAAAAGTATCAGAAACAACAGACTCAAATTGAATCTTTAATGTCTATGGTGACAGAAAAGAAACGAGGAAGAAAGCCAAAAGAAGTTGAAGAAGTAGAATAAGTTGTTATAATTAGTTAAGCCGAATACTTGGCATACATTTAAAGGAAATCTATGTCAAGTACCATGCTTACACTCATGCAAGAAGTCTCAAATGAATTGGGACTTGTTGCACCTACTTATGTCGCAGGTAATACTTCTCAAGAAGTTATACAGTTACTAGCATTGATGAATCGTGCAGGTTATAACTTAACTAAAGAGTACGACTGGCGAATCTTAGAAAAAGAATACAGATTTTATACACAAGCTATTACAACAACAGGTAATGGCATTAATGGCTCGTATGTTTTAACAAACGTAGCAAATACAACAGGTTTAGACAATAAATGGCAAGTAACAGGTACTGGTATACCTCAAGATTGTTTTGTTGTATCAGTAAATGGCTCTAGCGTTACATTAAATCAACCATTACAAGCTACAAACGTAGGTATTTCTCTGACATTTGGTCAAATGAAGTATGACTTGCCTGATGACTACGAAACAATTACTGATAGAACTCAATGGGATAAGACCAAACATTGGGAAATGTTGGGGCCAGAAGATGCACAGCAATGGCAATGGTTAAAATCAGGTTACATTTCAACAGGCCCAAGAATACGTTGGAGAATATTAGGAAAGTATTTTCAAATATGGCCAGTAATGAACACACAGGAGTATTTAGGATATGAATACAGATCAAAAGGATGGGTTGAAGCAGCTAATGGCGATGTTAAGAACTCATTTACAGCAGATACAGACACAAGTTTGTTCGATGACACAATCATGGTTCTCGCGACTAAACTCAAGTTTTTTCAAATTAAGAACTTTGATACAACGTCTTTACAACAAGATTACGACAGGTATTTAAGCGTAGCAAAAGCAAACGATAAAGGTAGTGCAACACTCAGCTTTGCTCCTTATCCAAGTAAGGTATTAATTGGATACGCTAACATTCCTGATACTGGTTACGGCTCATAATGCAAAGTCAAAAGTTCTCAGCAAGAACAGCATCTATACCTGCTCCTATTGGTGGTTGGAACGCAAGAGATTCACTTGCAAATATGGATGCAATGGATGCTGTAACCATGCTTAATTGGTTTCCTACACCTACTGACATTCAATTCCGTAAAGGATATTCTAAAAGGACTACAGGTTTTTCAGGTAAAGCTAACTCGTTAATGAATTGGGCTGGGCCATCAAGTCAGATTATGTTTGCAGCAGTAGGTTCAGTTATATATAACGTGCAAGGAACTACGGCTACAAGCTCAGTAACAGGCTTAGGAAGCGATAAATGGCAACACGTTAATATCACAACAGGTGGTGGGCATTATCTCGTTATATGCAACGGTGTAGACTCTGTACGAGTGTTTGATGGTACAACTTGGACAACACCAACGATTACAGGTGTAACTTCATCTAATTTGATTAATGTCAATTTATTTAAAAACAGACTGTATTTTACTGAAAAAAACACGTTAAAAGTATGGTATTTACCTGTTAATTCAATCGCTGGTGCTGCTAATGCCTTAGATTTTGGTGCAATAGCTAGAAATGGTGGCTATTTACAAGCGATGGGTACTTGGACATTAGATGCAGGTCAAGGTGCTGACGATTACGCTGTATTTGCAACAAGCATGGGTGAAATTATTGTTTATAACGGTACTGATCCAACAGATCCAGCGACTTGGGCATTAAAAGGCGTATGGCAATTAGGTCAAACATTTAGCCGTAGATGCTTTTTTAAGTGGTCAGGTGACTTACTTTTATTAACTCAAGATGGATTAGTTCCATTAGCATCAGCTTTACAGTCATCACGACTTGATCCACGAGTAAACTTAACAGATAAAATTTACTACGCTGTAAGTTTAGCAGCGACTACATATTCAACATTATTTGGATGGCAAATCACTTACTTTGCTAGTGAAAATATGCTTATTCTTAACATTCCTACATCAACAGGAATGGAGCAATATGTCATGCACACGATTACTAAGTCGTGGGCAAGATTTACAGGCTTTGAAGCATATTGCTTTGAAATACAGAACGACAGGCTTTATTTTGGCTCAAATGGCTATGTAGGTAAGTTCTGGGATACAAATAGTGATAATGGTACAAACATCACAGGTCAAGTGCAACAAGCCTATAATTACTTTGAAATGCGTGGTCAGAATAAGCGATTTACATTAGTTAGACCTATTTTATTGACTGATAACGGTGTACCTAGTATCTTAGCGAACGTCAGTACAGACTTTCAAGAACAGAACAATTTAGGTGCTGTTCAGTTTAATCCAAGTGCTTATGCAGTAGGACTTTGGGATGCTGCTTTATGGGATCAAGCAACATGGGGTGGAACATTAACAGTCAATAAAGATTGGCAAGGCGTAACAGGTATAGGTTATTGTGCAGGACTCAATTTAAGCATAGCATCACAGAATATAGAAGTTCATTGGGCATCAACAGATTTTGTTTTTGAACCTGGTGGCATATTGTAGTTTTTTAGTAAAAAATCAAGTAAAATAACGGTATTGACCGAATACTTGGTTTTTCTTTATGGAGAAAGATATGGGTTTATTCGATCAAAGCACACCTTTAATGTCAGGAATGGCTACACCACAGAGTTTTAATGGTGTGCCTAATATGCAAGCACCGACAAGTGGTCAAACAACACCTACGCAAAATCCGTATGGAACTAATCCATTTATGGGTTCAACAAATCCGTATATTCAAGCTGCTCAAGCATCAGCTTCAGGCAATATAAATGCAGCGAATACGGCTACTGCTGCTAACCGAGTCAATCAAAACACTCCTTATGGTAGCTTACAGTATTCACAGACAGGTACAGATGCTAATGGTAATCCTATTTGGTCAGCAAACCAGACGTTATCACAACCATTAGAAAACTTAACAAATACATCATTAAGTAATCTTCAGTCTAGTCTTGAAAATCCTATGTATGGTATTAATCCTGGTCAAACGTATTCAGATGCGATTATGTCTAGGTTACAACCACAAATTGCACATCAAAATGAGATGTCAGATCAAGCATTAGCAAATCAAGGCATTATGCCAGGCTCACAAGCGTATGAAAACGCTAAACGAGTTCTAGGTCAGCAACAAAATGATTTATTAACAAGTGCAATTGTTAATGGCATGAATACAGGATTAACTGCTCAAGGTTTGCAAAATACGACTGCTGCTAACGTCAAGAATTTAGGTACACCTAGTTATGTTAATCCGTACAATCAAGCTGCTGTAGCTGCACCTGATTATTTAGGTGCGTATTCAACTGCTAACGCTGCTGATATTGCTAAAGCAAATGCTCAAATGGCACAACAAACAGCACAAATGAACGGACTATTGGGTTTAGGTTCAAGTGCATTGTTAGGTGGCACAGGAACAGGAAGTGTATTAGGTGCAGCAGGAACAGGATTAGCTGATTTATACAAATACTTTAATTCATTGAATCCAGCAATTGCATCAGGTCAATCAGCAGCAAATCTAGCACAATATGGATTATCTCCTAGTGACTTTACTAATCAATTGCCAACTGATACAAGTGCATTAGATTTAGCATCTCAATACTTTTAATTATGAAGCCTACTGAAATCATAACTGCTGATATGGAAAAACATGGTAAAGATGCCACGTTATTTTTAGAAGGTTTGACTAAAGCCATTCAAAAAAAATCTATTATATTATTTCAAGAAGGCGATTCAGTATTACTGTTAAAAAGACTTGGTGAAGGTATAGTTGATCTTCATTTATTTACGGTTGATTCGCCAATTCGAGTAGCTAAAGCATTAATTCAATTTATTAAAAAGATTCGTGCATCTGATATTAAGGTTGTTTATGGTGCAGATGAGCCTACACAATTGCTTCAGTTACTTAAAAACTTAGATGTTGAAATTATGCCATCAGATAATCCTAAATACAAATGGATGGCTAAAGTATGAAATATAACCACTATTCTTATTTACCAATTAACGCATTTAAGCCTATTCTTGGTCGTATGTGTTTGCATGGCCCAGCTAGTGATGCTGTTGAATGGGTTAGTGATCAATTAGATGAAGCACCTGTAGTATCTAATCCAGGCGAAACATTAGCAACTATTGATGATGCTGTTAATGACAATGTGCCTGGTGGTTGGGCAACAGTTGGTGCTGTAGCTTTAGCTGCTGCAACAGGTTACGTTGATCCTACATTGTTAGGTGCAGAAGCAGGTGGTGAGCTTGCTGCTTTAGAAGCTGACGCTGCAATTCAAGCAGGTTTAGGTGCAGAAGTTGGTGCAGGTACAGTCGCAGGTGCAGATGCAGTAATGCCAGGTGCTTTAGCTGGTGAAGTAGCAGGAGAAGGAACAGCACAATTAGGTGCAGGTACATCGTTAAGTGCTGACGCTGCATCAAATCCATTAAATCCTTATTACTCTACTGCAAATCCTACGGTACAAGCAAGTACAGGTACAGTTAGTAACTTAGTTGGTGGTGGTGCTGAAAGTAATTTAGCAACATTAGATTCTTTAAATAATCCATTATTGCCGACAAGTGGTGCTGGTATTGGTGGCTCTGAATTAGGAGCAACAGGAAGCATTATAGGAAGTGGACAAGGACTTGGAGTACAGACATTACCTGAAACATTAGCACCAACAGGTTTAAATGGATTAACAGTTAATGACTTAAATTCACAACCATTATTGAACAATGGTACAAGTTCTTCCATTACAGGTAAAGATGTTGCAGATGCTTTAAGAGCAGCGAATAGTGCTAATAATTTAATTAAAGGCTTAACATCTAGTCAGCAAAAATTAGCAACAAATCAACAAAATTTACAACAGTCGCAAGCATTAGGTAATTTATTAAAAGCAAATCAATTTACACCTATTGCTACACCTGAAGTATATAAAGCACAGAATCCATTTACTTTTGGTCAGCAAGAACCAATACAAGGCAATCCATTAGCATCATTATTAAGGAACAATTATGGCAACAGCTAATCAATATAGTCCATTTGGACTGCCAAGTGCAGGAGTTTCTGCTGATAATCCATTAGCACCTGAATACTTAGCATTAGAACGTCAGAAGAAAATAGCTGATTTATTGATGCAAAAAGGTCAGCAATTACCTGAAGGACAAATGGTATCTGGTCATTATGTAGCACCATCATGGACACAGCAATTAGGCACATTAGCAAATGCTTACATGGGTGGCAATATGGCAGAACAGAATGAAACTAGAACTGCTAAGTTAGGTCAATTATTGCGTGGTCAAAGTACAGAAGAAATTAAAAATGTTTTAAAAGCCTTTGAAAGTGGAGATCAATCTAAAGCATTAGAGTTGTCAGCTCTTGGGCAAACTCCTTTTGCACAAGGTATTGCAAGTGAATTAGTTAAAAAGAGATTAATTGGCAAAGAACCTAAATGGGAAAAATCAGAACAATATAATGAAAATGGAACAGTAACGCAAGGTTATGTTGATGTTAATGCAAAAAATCCTGTAGACACTTTTATTCCAGGAAGTGTAAAGCCTGCAATGACACCATACGAAAAAGCTTCAATAGATCGTAAAGAATTTGAATGGAATAATTTATCTGCTAAAGATAAAGCCCAATTATCTAATGACGCTGCAAGAATTGGTATTTCTGCAAAAGAATTATATTTTAATACTGGATTAAGTGCAGGCGGTGGATATTCACCATCACCAACAGTTCAATCTTCAACGCCAATACAACCACAAACGCAACCAACAAATCAATCTCAACCATTAACTAAGCCACAAATAGCAGGACTGCCAACAACACAGCAATTGCCAAATGGTCAAGTTTTGCCACCTAAGATGCAATTAGAATTAATGAAAGAAGAACAAAAAGGCCCAACTGAATTTGCTGGTAAAGCTGTATTGTTTGGCTCTGCTATGCAACAATCGCAAAACATTATTTCTCAATTAGAAAAAGAAGGCACAACTAAAGGAGCTATAGCACCAGCATTTTTAAGTGGTATAGTTAAATTAGCTCCATTAGGAGTTGGAGATGCTGCTGCAAATGCAGTTGAAGCTGCGTTTAGACAAGATCCAACAGGTTTTGTTGGGCCAGATAAAAATCAACAAAAACTAGCACAAGCACAATTAGCTTTTGCATCAGCTTGGTTAAGGCAAACATCAGGTGCAAGTTTTGGAGCAACTGAAATTGCAAATACAATTAAAGAATTTTTCCCATTGCAAGGTGAAAGTAGTGGTGTTATTGCACAAAAAACAGAAGCAAGAAAAAGAGCAATTAAAGGACTCGAATATTTAGCTGGGCCATCAGGAGCTAAACAAATACAACAATATGGACAACAACAATCTACTTTTAAACCTTTGCAACGATGGAATCCACAAACACAACAATTAGAGGACATTAAATAATGCCTGTAATCGAAATTCCAAATGTAGGAAATATTGAGTTTCCTGATTCAATGAATCGTGATGATATATCTATTGCTATTCGTAAAATTACTAAAGCACCTACACAAACAAATAAATTAGGTGTGCCTGTAGGCGAAGGTGAACGCATTATGCAACCTGAACCTGAACAACCAAGATCAATAGGTGATTACATTAAACCATTTGCTGAAGTTCCTGCAACGATGTTAAGTAACGCTGCTTTAGCTATACCAAGTGCATTTGCTAATCCTAAACAACCAACAGCTTTAATGGAAAAGTATGGTTATAAACCTGAATCACCTGTAACTAAAGATATTCTTGGTGGCATGGCAGATGCTTTAAGATATGTGCCACCATATATAGGCACAGGATTATTGCCTACTCTTGGTAAAAATACTCAATTGTTAAAACAACCAACAGAAATAGCAACACAAGCTGTTACACAACCTGTTACTCAACAATTAGCACAAGCATTAAGAAAAGAACCTACAGTTACTTTAAGTGGTGTAGGTGCTGCTGAAGTACCTAAAATGATGCAACGAGTAGAAACTGCTCAAAATTTACGAGTACCTGTACCAATAACAAAAGGACAGGCAACAAGAGAATTAGGTCAACAGGCATTTGAAGCTGAAACTCCTAAAAACTATCCTGAATTAGGAACGCCTTTAGTTAAAAAAAGTTTAGACCAAAATGAAAAAATATTGCAAAACTTTGACGCTTATGTTGATGCAACAGGATCAAAATCAGCAGGGCCATTTAATTTAAGAGCTGTTGGTAAAGTTGTTGATAAAGCATTAGTTGATTCAGCCAATAAAGCATGGAAAGAAACTGGTAATGCTTATGCTATTGCTAGAGAAGCTGGTGAAATGCAAGCACCTGTTAATTATCAACCATTGCAACAATACATAAACAAATTTGAAAATAGACCAACTTTAAAAGGTGATTTAGCAAAAATTATTAGCATTGTTGAAGATGAAATAAAAATTAATGATCCTAAAAAAACAGGACAAATGAGTATTAACCAACTTGAAGATATTTATGAGTTAATTAACAAATCATACGATCCAAATACTCCTAGTGCTACTTATGCAAAAGACATGAAAAAACTCATTAATGGTGCAATGGAAGGTCAAGGTGGTGAGTTATATCAAAAAGCTAGACAGTTAAGAACAAAATACGCCAATGAATTTGAAAATGTTGGTTTTGTTGATAAATTATTAAGAACAAAGCCTAATACTAAAGATCGAGCTGTAGCATTTGAAGATGTATTTGATCATTCAATAATGAAAGGTTCTTTAGATGATGTAATGGCAGTAGGTAAAGCATTAAAAAAAGCAGGACCAGAAGGTCAGCAAGCATGGAAAGAATTGCAAGGTCAAACAATAGAACAATTAAAATCTACCGTTACAAAAAATATAAAACAAGATCAGAATGGCAATAAAATTATTTCACCTTCACAATTTGATTCTTTTGTTAGAGAATTAGACCAAGATGGAAAATTAGATTATTTGTTTGGCAAATCAGGTGCAAATGAAATTCGTGATTTACGAGATACTGCTTTAACAATTTATAATCCTGTGCCAGGTGCTGTAAATTATCCTAATACATCAAGTGCAATTATTAGAGGATTGGATGCATTAAATAAATCTGTAATTGGTAAAATACCAGTTGTTGGTAAAGTTACGCAATATAGTGCAAATAAAGCAAAAGAAAATGCTATAAAGAAACAAATTGAAGAATCAATTAATTTTGATCCTAAAAGATTAGCTGAACAATTAAGGAAGGAATAATATGTCTCGCAACGGATCAGGAACGTATAGTCTACCAAGTGGTAATCCTGTAGTAACAGGAACAACGATTAGTTCAACATGGGCTAATACAACATTAAATGATATAGCATCAGCATTGACTGGTTCAGTAGCTTCAGATGGTCAAACAGCAATGACAGGAACGCTACAAATGGGAACAAATAATATTGCTAACGCAGGTACAATAACAGGCACTACAATAACAGCTACAACAGGAATCTTTGGAGGAACATACTAATGGCACAAACAAACTATACGCCTATTTCGCTTTACTATTCAGCAACGGCAGCAAGTGTTCCTACGGCTGGTAACTTAGTCGCAGGTGAACTCGCATTGAACACAGCAGATGGTAAATTATTTTACAAAGATTCTAGTGGAGTTGTACAGACACTTGCAAGTAAAGCAGGTAATGTCAATGTATCATCATTTAGTGCAGGTTCTACAGGACTCACACCTAGTACGGCAACAACAGGTGCAGTAACGCTTGCTGGCACGTTAAACGTATCTTCAGGTGGCACAGGCTTAACAACTCTAACTGCTGGCTATATTCCTTATGGTAATGGTACAAGTGCTTTTAGTTCTAGTGCTAATTTAACATTTAATGGAAGTAAATTAGATGTAACTGGTGATATTGTTATTCCAAACTACACAAACGCATATCAAATTAAAGATACTGGTGGCACAAGCAGATATATTATGTATTACTCAGGAAGCGTATCTCCGTCATCAGGAAATGATTTATTTATTGGTAACACGCTTAATAATGCTGTTGCTTTTTTTTCCAACAACACAGAACGGATGCGTATTAACTCTAGTGGTAACGTAATAATTGGCACTACTTCATCGCCATTTCCAAAATTATATGTTTCAGATGGTACGGTAGGAATAGGACTTGGTCCTTACGCTACAGGTAGTGTTGCTTATGCAGGTACTTGGACAAATCATTCACTAGCATTTGTAACAAACGGTGCTGAAGTTGGTAGGTTTGACATAGCAGGTAATCTAGGACTTGGTGTTACTCCTAGTGCTTGGGTTAGTGGCGATACTATATTTCAGATTAAATCAGGTACAAGTTACGCATCATTGTGGGGAAGAAATGGCTCATTAAGGAGTATTGCAAATGCTTATTATGATGGCACAAACTATAAATATGCAAGTTCTAGCTATGCTCCAGCAAGTTTTCAAGTAGAAAATACTGGTCAATTTACTTGGAGTACTGCACCTACAGGAACTGCTGGTAATAACGTAACATTTACCCAAGCAATGACACTAGATGCTAGTGGTAATTTGTTGGTAGGTACTACAACGCAATTTGGTTCAAGCAAAGTAACAGTATCAAGTGGAACTATTCCAGTAGCGGCAAAAGTTACAGGAACAAGCAATCAAACTATTTTTGGTATGTATATTATAAAACCTGATAATGATACAACAACAAGTCAGCGTTTTATTGGGTTTGGTATCAATAACGATGCGTCAGGTAGTGGACAAATTAATGCTAATGGTGCTAATTCTGCTGCATTTGGTTCATATTCGGATATTCGTTTAAAAGAAAATATTGTTGATTTACCATCACAAATTAATAATATTCTTGCTTTAAAACCAAAAGAATTTGATTACAAAACAGGTGGGCATCAAATAGGTTTTATTGCACAAGAAATGCAAGAAATTTATCCTGATGTTGTGGGTCAAGATGAAACAGGAATGATGACAATTACAGGATGGTCAAAAACTGAAGCAAGACTTGTAAAAGCCATTCAAGAACAACAAGCACTTATTGAATCACTTACACAACGCATTGCAACTTTGGAGAATAAATAATGACTCAATATAATTGGCAAGTAGTACAAATGGACAGACTAACAAGTGATAATTTCGTTGTAACCTGTCACTATACAGTTAATGCTACAGATGGCGATTACACAGCATCTACATACGGCACAACGTCATACACACAAGTAGAAGGTGAAACTTACATTCCTTACGCTGACTTAACAGAAGCAATCTGCGTAGGATGGGTTCAGACTTCATTGGGTAAAGATACAGTAGAAGCAAGCCTACAGTCTCAGATAGACGCATTAAAGAATCCTGTGCAAGAATCAGGAGTGCCCTGGTAAAGATTTTTAACCGTAGTACAACACAGGAGAATGAAATGAGTGAAAACACGAAAAAAACTCAAATTACGATTGACGATGTAGAGTATAACTTTGAAGATTTAACTGAAGAACAGCAGAAATTGTTTCAGCATTGTGTAGATTTAGACCGTAAGATAGGTTCAGCACAGTTTCAATTAGATCAATTAAGCGTAGGCAAGCAAGCGTTTGTCAAAATGTTAAAGGATTCGTTGGAGAAATAATGGATATGGAAGCAATCATAGCTGATAACGATAAAAGATTGTCAGTACACGAAGCTGTTTGTGCTGAACGCTACGAAGGTATTTTAGATTCTTTTGATAAAGGCTCTAAACGTATGCAACGTATTGAGTATCTTTTATATGCTGTAATTGCTTCTGTTTTCTTTGGTAAAGACATGATTTTAAATATTGTTCAACAATTGGTATCCAAATGAAATGTCAAATCCTATTGCTGAAGGTGCTAAACAATTAGCTCAAAGTTTAGAAGAAACTAGAGAAGCTGGTAAAAGTCTTACTAAAAGCATTAAAAACATACAGCATGATGGTATAGAGGTCGCACAAGAGCAGTTAGAAGCACGAGACAAGCATCGGCAGCATGAAGAAGCAATCGCTAATTCTATGCTGTTTAAAGCAGTCAAAGAATACGAGAAACAAAGTGCATTAATTAAGGCTGAGAACAAAGCTGAAGCAGAGTTTAAAGCTAAGTATGGCGTAAAAGAATGGAGCAAGGTTTTAGAATTAAAAGCAATCGTTGAGAAAGAACATAAAGAAAACGCTAGTTATTACGGTCACAAACTGCGTGATGTAAAGCGAGTACAGTTTTATTGTTTCTTTGCTGCTTTTGTTATAACTTGTTTGTTGTATTGGTTTAATCTTGTATGACATGGGTAACAATTTGGTTTGTAGTCTATATCGTAGAATTATGTATATGGTCGTATATTGTTTATTTACATTATGAAGTTAAAATAAACCAAGAAAAAGTAAAATTTCCTACAAAAATGACAGTTAGATCAAAGAAAGATATTGTGCGTGGATGATGATTTATTCAAATGGTGGACTATGTTTGCACTTATCTGCATGATGTTAATTATTCTTTTAAAGGATTAATATGTTCGGTATAGACGATGTAATAGGTGTAGGACTCAAGATAATTGACAAAGTTATACCTGATCCAGCACAAAAAGCACAAGCACAATTAGACTTACAAAAGTTAGCCAATGATGGTCATTTAGCAGAATTGCAAGCAGATATGAACGAGCAAAACAACGTATCAGATCGTTGGAAAGCTGATTTAGTATCTGACTCTTGGCTAAGTAAAAATATACGACCTATGACGCTTATATTTATTCTAGGAGTGTATACAACATTCGCTGGGTTCTCAGCATTTAATGTTAATGTCAATCAAGCCTATGTTGAATTACTTGGACAATGGGGAATGTTAATTATGTCTGCTTATTTTGGTGGCAGAACATTAGAAAAAATTATGGCAAAGAAAGGTTAGAAATGAATACAAAAGATCACGTTATGATTATTGCAGCTTGGTCATTAGTAGCAGTCGTTGTCGGTATGTTATTAATGTTTGCGTATGCAGTAGTTGATCCTAATTTTGAGACTGATAAAGTATTTCAGATTATTGGGCCTGCGTTCCAGACCGTAATTGGTGGCTTTATAGGTTTAATAACAGGTATCAAGATAGGAAGTGACGATGATAAGTAATTGGGATAAATCTTTTGCTGAACTAATAAAGTCTGAAGGTGGCTTTGTAAATAACCCTAAAGATCCTGGTGGCGAAACAATGATGGGGGTAACTAAAGCATCGTGGTCAACATGGCTCAAAAGACCTATTGCTGATGGCGAAATGGCTAAACTTACTGTTGCTGACATTACCCCATTTTATAAGGCTTTGTATTGGGATAAATCTAAATGCCCAGACTTGCCAACAGGTATTGATTATATGGCATTTGACGCATCGGTAAATATGGGTGTAGGGCAAAGCATTAGATTACTTCAAAAATCGCTAGGGTGCGTTCCTGATGGAGTTATAGGCCCTAATACAATGAAACTCATTAATGAAACAAA